AGTCCTAAATCCTCTATTTTTGGCGGAAACAAGCGAACTGGCGGTAACTGGCCACGACCAGCCCAGACTAGAAACGACCACTAACAGTGAGTCGCTATCGTTTGCGGCAGACATTGGGGATTTTTCAGAGAAGGTTCTCGGCGTTGCTTTACAGCCTTGGCAGCTTCGAGTAATAGCCGGGCAAACCGAAATGAAACCCAACGGCAACTTTGTTAACCGCGTATCGCTGGTGAGCGTTGCGCGACAGAACGGCAAGACAACTGCAATGGCCGCACTTATCGGCTGGTGGCTCTGCACCCAAGGCGGCAACCGTGGCAAACCTCAAACGGTCATTACATGCAGTCACCAACTCGACTTGTCTACCGCGCTATTCAAATACCTTGCACCCATTCTTGGTGCCAAGTTCAATGCCAAAATTTCTTGGTCATACGGCCGCATGAACCTAGAGATGCCAGACGGCAGCACATGGCTAGTTCGCGCAGCTACACCTCAAGCCGGCCACGGTTACAGCGCCGACCTTATTTGTATTGACGAAGTTTGGTCAGTTTCCGAGGCCGCCATTGACGAAGGACTTTTGCCGTCCCAGCGCGCAAGAAAAAACCCGCTTATGTCTATGTGGTCAACCGCTGGCACACCCGAAAGTAAGGCCATGTTGCGTTGGCGCGAACAAGGTATTCGAGCCATTGACGCTGGCGACCACGGCCCGTTGTATTTCGCCGAGTATTCCCCGCCTAGCAATATTGACCCAATGAGCCCAGAGGCTTGGAAGTACGCAAACCCCGCTCTCGGTTACACGCTCGACATGTCAGTAATTGAAGCTGAAGCCAAGGCACCAAACCGCAACGCGTTTCTACGCGGCTCGGTAAATACGTGGACTAGCTCACACTCGGGCTGGCTAGAAAACGGGCTATGGGAAGCCTGCTTATTTACTGGCGAAGTCCCAGCCGGCGGCGTCCTCGCTATCGAGCAGTCAATAGATGAAGCCCGGTACGTAGGCGTGCGCGCCGTACGCGTAGAAAACAAGACAGTAATAACCACTGCTTTTGACGTAGACAACATGGCCGAAATGTGGGCATGTGTTGAGCGCGAAGTAGAACGCGCACCGCAGCTGCGTGTCGCCATTACGCCAGTCTTGGAAACCCACTGCCCGCCCAAGCATGAGCGCCGGCGCACTATCGTTGGCTACCGCGAGTTGCTTAAATGGACGCTTGCCGTCCGTTCACTAATCGTAGAAAACCGCATAGGCCAAACTGGCGAAAAACTATTAGCCGAACACGTCGAGCGCGCCGTCATGATAAAACACCAAGGCAGTGTGGCGCTCAGCTCTACCCGTAGCCCGGGGCCTATCGAGTTAGCCCGGTGCATGGTATGGGCCGCCGCTTTAGAGTCGCGCCCAAGTTCCGCCGGCAAACCTTTACTTGTTATCAGCAGGTAGTACACTCGCTGGTGGACAGCCTCGCATTTCGTCGGGATTTGCGAGGTTATCCACAACTCGCGCACAAAAGAATGGCAAGATATCCACATGGCTTTATTTGGACGTAACAAAGTTGCCGCAGTAGGCACGTCAGTTGACCCCGAGATAAAAGCCGCCGTGGGCTATGGCTCTGGCGGTAATGCTGGCGCGTCCCAAATAAATAACTTTTATGCGTACACCAATGGCGAAATGCGCCAAATTGCTATGCGCGTACCGACCATTAGCCGCGCTCGTGACCTTATGGCCAGCGTCATTGGTTGTCTAAAACTCGAAATGTTTCGCGACATTTGGAACGGCAACGAGATGGAGAAAGTACCACTTGCACCCCGCGCATGGTTGTCTCGTATAGACCCAAGCGGTACAAACAACTTTATTTTGTCGTGGACATTTGACGACCTTTTTTTCTATGGCCGCGCATTTTGGTTCATCAAAAGCCGTACGGCCGACGGTTACCCCGCATCATTTGAGCGTCTACCAGCTGCAATGGTCACGACTCAAGACCAAGCAGGCCCCGTATGGTTTGGGCCGTCTAACCAAGTTTTCTTTTCGGGTTTGCCTATCGAGTCCGAAAACTTAGTACAGTTTCTTAGCCCGGTACAAGGTTTGCTTTACACGTCAAGCGAAGCCATTACAACTGCTTTACGTCTAGAGGCCAGCGCACGACGTAATGCCGAGTCGGCCATACCGGCGGGCGTATTGCGTCAGGTTGGTGGCGAGCCTCTAAGCGGCCAAGAGCTAGCCGACATGGCAGCAGCATTTAACGCAGCGCGCATGACAAACCAAACCGCAGCACTAAACGAGTATTTGACTTACGAGGCCACGACAGCGACCCCAGACAAAATGCTTCTTGTCGAGTCCCGCGATTTCCAAGCCCGCGAACTCTGCCGCGCAGCCAATATCCCCAACTACCTTGCCGGCATTGACCAAGGCTCGTACCAATACACCACGTCACAAGGCGCACGCGCCGACCTTTACCTTTTCGGTGCTAAGGCGTTCATTGACTGTATTGCAGAAACCTTGTCAAGTGACAACGTACTGCCGCATGGCACTTACGTTAAATTTGACGTAGAAGAATACCTAAGCGAGTCCTACATGAGCGACTCTGAAGTAGAAACAGAAACAACAATAGAAACCCCGAGGTATGCAAATGATTAGGTTTACCCCCAGCTCTTTCACTGTTGAGGCCGCAAAAGGCTCAACGCCTAAGCGCACAATTTACGGTTTAGCCGCCCCGTATAACGTGGCCGCACGTACCAGCACCGGGCAAGAAGTACTTTTTATGCCCGGCAGTTTGCCAGTTGACGGCCCCGCGCCAAAACTCATGCAGTACCACGACTCGACAAAGCCCATTGGCATTGTGACCGAGCGCGTAGAAACACCGGAAGGCGTCATGTTTGCCGCGCGCATTTCAGCCACTAACGCCGGCGATGAAGCATTAACACTTGCCCAAGACGGCGTGCTTGACTCAGTGAGCGTTGGCGCGACCCCGACAGAGTGGGAAATGGTAGACGGCGTTATGCACGTCACCGCCGCTATCTGGTCAGAGTTAAGCATGGTTTCCGAAGGCGCTTTTGCCGATGCGAAAATCCACCAAATTGCTGCACAGTCTGATATAGGATTACCAGAGACGGAACCCGACACCGACGAGAACGAAACCGAAGAAGAAACCACAGAAACCCAAGAGGAGTTAACCGTGTCGGAAAATCAAGCACCAGTAGTAGAGGCATCAACACCTACAGCTCCTTTGTGGGCAACTGCTAAACCACAATTTAAGTTGCCAGCACCTAGCGAATACATCGCAGCAATGGCAGCAGGCGGCAGCACATTTGCTGAAATGAACGCACGTATTCAAGCAGCTGCGCCAAACATCACCACGGCCGAAACCGCTGGTATTTTGCCCGAAATAATTACCGGCAGTGTGTACGACTCGCTAAACCCCATCAGGCCTTTCGTCACAGCTATCGGGACAAAAGCGATGCCAACAGCTGGTGCAACATTCCGTCGTCCAAAAATCACAACTCGCCCAGTAGTAACTCAGCAACCAACTGGCCAGTTAAACACGCTCAGCGCGTCTGAAGTTGTCGTATCAAATAACGACATCAGCAAGCTTACGTTTGGTACTTACGTAACAGTTTCCGAACAAGACTTGGATTGGACAGACCCCGCTTCAATCAACATCATTCTTGAGCAGTTGGCTATCGCCTACGGTCAAGCAACCGACAACTACGCGGTAGATACTTGCCACGCAGCAATTACACAGACCAGCACCGTTACAGATACAGCAGTAGGCGCCGACTGGGTAATCGCAATCTATGAAGGCGCCCGCCAAATTTCGGCGTCGTCTAACTACTTGCCAACCCACATGGTTGTAACGCCTGCCAGTTGGGCGGCTCTTTCAAGCGCCGTAGACGACTCAGGCCGTCCGCTTTTCCCATACGCTGGTGCAGCAAACTTGAGCGGCCAAAACGCCGCAGGTACAGCCGCAGCAAACACTTGGAACGGCAACCCGCTCGGCCTCGTTTTAGTAGTTGACAAAAACGCGCCCGGTTCATTCATGGGACACGCAGCAGGCCCAGCCGCAGGCTTCGAGTTTTACGAGCAGATGAAAGGCGCTATTTCGGTAGACGTGCCAAGCAC